CACTTAGACTAGTCAATATAGAAATATGGTCAATTCCATCAACAGTAGTTAGCTGGTCAGTATTTACTATCAGTTCACTACGAACTATTCCTGAGAAAGTTGTATCTGATGCATTTAACCATGAAGTGTATATTGTGTTAGATGTAAGGGAATATCCTCCAATAGTCTGTCCTAACTGTGGAATGAATAATGTTGAAGTTCCGTTATTTTTATGTAACTGATTGCACTGAACATTAGTACCTGTAGTTCCAACTTTAACTACGAATTTAACATCATCACAATAAATATCTTTACTTGTACTTACAGTATTTGAACCATCAAAAAGATAATAACCTGTTATATGATTTCCATAAGAAGGAAAGTACATATCTTTAGACCAAGTATTACAACCTGTAGCACACAATGCTAACTGTGCAAGATAACATACATTACTAGAAGATGAGCCATTTGGCATTGCACCATACCATCTTACATCAATTTTATCAGCAGGAATAACCATCTGCCAATATCCAACATTAGAATTGTTAGAAAGTATAGTTATGCCACCGTCATCAGTAGCCGTTCCACTTGAATGCCAGATATAGTATCTCTGTGGGCAGTCACCTAACTGATAATATCCAAATACAGAATATATCGTACCATTTTCTAATACTGAAACTGTTAAATCTTTAAGTTCAGCAATAGTATTTACTGTAGGTATTGATGCATTTGCATTTATAATAGATAAAGAACCGTTGAGACTAGTTATTGTTTTATAAAGTTCATAGTTAGAATCATCAGCTATATTCCAGCTTTCATTTTCACCGGTAAGTGCTGATGTACTTTTCATTGTTCCTGAGCCAATGTACTTATAAAATCTTACAGTATAGTCATCATTAGATAAGAATACTTGAGAAGTAGTCAGTCCATAAGTAGTTGTATCGATAGGATTCTGTAATGCTTGGCCATCAGAACCATAAATAGTTTTTAAGTTGTATGTATTTGGCTCATAAAAGGCTATTTTTCCAAGTAAGAAATTGCCATTACTATCAAATAAATTTTGCCAACTATCTAAAAAATTTCTCATTTCAAATTCCTCATATATGCATCTTTTAGTTCTCAATCTTTTTCAGTAGTCAGCCATTTCTTATAAGCTTCAACTTCTATGCCTGTTCCATGTGGTACGAAACCAGCTTTCCATTGTCTCTTGTATTTATCAATGACATAATCTAATGCAGCATCTCTCTCTTTAACTGTAGGAATTGTAGACTTCTTGTCGTCATTCTGTAATTTCTTTCTAACTCCACCTGCGCCAAGAGTTCCAACAGTCTTCAAAGCAACTAAATCTGGCTTGCTGACATTAGAAAATGCTAGAGTCATTATCCTATTATAATAATCTGGACTTTTATTCTGAGATAATTTTTTCAAAATATTTTGTCTATAACTTCCTTCATTAGTAAATAATTTATTAAGGGCATCTTGCGCTGATGCTGAGCCGAGCCACATATCTTTAGACGCTTCCTGAGCTGATGAAATAATAACATTTTTTGCTCTTTCAGCTTGAGCTAAGTCCTTTAGATCGGGACTATGTCTCAATGTACTATAATCGATTATAGCTTGTTTATACATTGGATTATTATTAAATCTAAAAGCTAACTGGTCAAGATCTTTGTCACTCATAGCTTCTAGTTTTTTTAATGACGTGTTATTTCTAAATTCTTCAGCAGCCTCAGCACTTTTCTGTATTCTTTCAGCTTCTCCTAGATTTTCTGATGTTTTATTAAGCTTCTTAAATATTCCAACTTTTTCACCAAGTTCCCCAAGTCTACCTAAGCCGCCTTTAGCAACTTCATATCCTTTTGCACCAACTGGAATTAATCCTGCAGCATATTCAAATAGTCGATCTTTAACAGCATCAGTTGGAGCTTTATCAGTCATTACGACATCTTGTCCAAGTCTTACAGTTGGTCCTATTTCACTAAATGGAAATGGTGTAAAATCTGCAATACCTGCAATTTTTCCAAGTACTTCATTAGCCATAGCTGTCTTGTAATTGCCTTTAGCATATTCTGCTTTCGCAATATCGTTAGCTGCCCAGTTATCTTTATCAAAATATGATCCATCATTAGATCTAGCATATTCATCAGCTAACTTCTGCTTAGCAGCTAAGTCTTTTCTTCTTTGAGTTTCAAGTTCAGCATATTTAGCTAAATTTTTACTAGGATCAGATGTCTGTGAAAAGTAATTATTAGCTTCTTCTCCAGACATTCCACTAGGAGCATCACTTACTTCATCATCAGTTTCATTTGCTGCATTTACATATCCAGGATAAATTGAAAGTTCCTGAGCATGGCGTTTCTTGAAATCATCAATGTCAACATTTTCATCATAAAGTTCATCATAAAGACTATTCTGACCATTTTTTTCAAGAAAATCTAATAACTTTTGTCTATCGGATGTCATAAAAACCTCTATATGTTGTATTTATTTCTGCTGCCATTTCTTCGAACGGCCATCCCATGAATAGCCCATAGCACGAACTTTATCTTTAGTTGCATTATCTAAATTTGATGGAGGAGTATTATTCTTAATAGCAATAGAAGCGGCATCTTGAAGATCTTTATCCTCAGCGTCTTTCTTAGCTTTCTCACTGCGTATAGAATCACCAGTTGCATGTGCAGCATCATTGCTCTTTTCTTGATATGTACCTTTACCACTAATTTTTGAATATAATGCAGCAGCTTGATCTTGAGAAATATTGCCTTTGTCAAGTTCAGATTGAATTCTATCAATCCATTCTTGCTTAGTTTTAGTATTCTTTAATGTAGATGGAATCATTGCTTCTAATTTTTCAGCATATGTTTTTTGAGTTTGTCTATTTACATTATCCTTTTGTAGCTCTTCAGTATATCCTTGACCATAGATATCTTCACCACCTAACTGTTTAAGTTTATTCTGATAATATGCTATCTGCTTAGATGCTACATCAGCTGCAGCAGAATCATTATTAACTAAAGCATCATTGTAGTCTTTATATGCTTTTGCTAAATCATCTTGTGTATTCTTGATAGCTTCGTTAGTAGCATTTAGTTTATTCTGCTGCTCAACTTTATCAGCTTCAGCTTCTTTTTGGTCAATTTCAGATTGATTCTCTTCTCTTATCATATCTTGATATGCTCTCTGTAAAGCTGCATTATCCTGAGAATTCTTGTTTGTATAATACTGATTTAATGGTGTTGAATTTCCAAATACATTTTCAACAAGACCAAGTTGAAGTAAAGGATCAATGTCTGTGAAAGAATTCTTTATATCTTTTCCTAATCCTGATAGATAATCACCAGTAATTTTTATATCATTTGGCAGCATACCTGGGACATTTTTATACTTCTCATAATAACTAGTATGTTCAGTATGGTCAGGAACATTTCCACCGGCTGACTTCAATACAATATCAGCTAATTGATCTTTAGTTAGACCCATTCTCTTAGCAACTGCTTCTATTTCTTCATCACTCATACGTTACCTCTGATAGCTGCAATGTCTTCATTAGACAATAAGTCAGGATTTATTCCAACCATAATTAGATTATTTCTTTCAGAATCTGTTAGATCAGTCTGTACTGGAACTGAATTTGTATTTGTACCTGAATGAGACCTTATCCCTGGAACAATTAACCCTAATGCTCTCAAAGTATTATTGCTCATTGCGATATTCTGATCATTCATTTTATTCTGTTCTTCTTTATACTTCTGTGCCCAAGAAACTATATCTGGAGCAGAAAGAACTGATGGATTAACGTTGTATACTCTTTTCATTTTAAATATCCTCAAATAGAAGCTAATGTTAATTGCAGCTTGTTGTTAGCAGCTTGTTGCTGAGCAGCTAGTAGATCTTGAAATTTACTAGCCTGTGTATCTGTATAATCTGTTGCAAGATTTCCATAAAGACTCAACTGAGTATCTTTTGCAGATTTCAACTGATTAAGTCTATTCTGTGCATTTTGAATATTAGAATTCCAAAGATTATATGCAAATGTACGGTCACTGTTCATAGCTTCCAATGCATCTTTGTATAATGATTCATTCTTATTAGCAACACCAGTTGCAATTTGATTTGCTGCACCAGTTCCACGTCCAACACCAGCACCAGCAGCAGTATGTTGTAACTGGTCAGATGTCTTTTGAATTATTGCATCTTTATTAGTAGCATAATAATCATTAACGTCGTAGTTATTATCAAAATCATCATAATCATATACAAATTCGTTAGGATCATAACTAGAAACTAATCCTTTGTAGGTAGTGACGTCATTTGCTGTCCCTATACCAGGATTCTCTGCATAATACTTTTCAATAGCTGATTTTATCCTAGCAGTAGATATATTAAGATCACTTGCTGCTTGTTCAAGAATCTTCTGTTTTTCCTTTTCAGACTCAGCGTTTTCATATGCAGTTAACGTTCCAAGTCCAAGTCCGGCGATGCCACCAATGACAGCTCCATAGCCGCCACCAACACTTGCTCCAGTCGCTGCACCAGTAGATGTACTTCCAAGAACTGTAGATGCTGTGTTATTATTTGACATTAGAATACCTCTTAGACATCATGTCTATCTTATATTGTTATATATGTATGAAGATTTCTGTTAAGTTTTCATGTTAATTTGAGCGATAGCATATACACCTTCGTTATTAAGATTTATGCTAAAAGTTGTTGCACCACTAGGTACATTTAGATTCTGAGAATTTGTCCTAACAGTGAAAGAATCGTGAGCAGAAGGAATTTCAACAGTAACTAAACCAGTTGTTACAGGAATCGTAATGAACAATAGATCTTTAATCATTGTTAATCTATATGTTCCTAAATCTTTTTTTCCATAGTTGCCTTTGATCGCTTCATTAACCTGAGCAGTTTCAGAAAAATTGGAAATATTGTTAATCGTAATTGCTGCCATAGTTCACCTTTAGAATACATCCATAACTGTTGACTGTATTTTTCCATTAAGAATTGCAAAATTTACAGGATCTGAACAAGAGATTTCTAATGTTAATACTTTTCCTGAGCCTAAAGTGTACCAGTCTGTGTTGTATCCATACTCTCCAATCTGTCCAAGTAAGCCACATTCTTCGTTAGACCATTCTCCGTTGTCCCAAGCATATCTCAACATGATTCTTGGAGAAATTGAGTTATTAAGGAAGTCTCCGTTATTGACTACCAAGTGAACTGCATCTGCATAGAAAGGACTATAGTTATTGTAAAGAGCTCCAGATCGTCTCATTCTTATCATAGGTCTGCCATCATATTCTTCAAATGTATCTGATAAGTAAATTAAGTTACCATCATTAGTTCCAAAGAATAACTTCTGATCATGTAATGTAGCAAATTGTGGACGCCAGTAATGTTGAAGATTAGTAGTTGCGTCTTTAGATGACCGCCGATGCCATAGTTTTTCAATTCCATCATACACTAGTGTTTCATCATCAGTAATGAAAGATATTGCATAAAATATATGTCCATTTTCTGTCCAACATTGTCCAATAGCATCTGATGCATTAGACATATTGTCGATTTCTCTTTCAATATCAGGAGAACTAACTTTAGTTATAGTATTTCCTGACCAATAATAAATTCCATTTTGTCCTATATCTGATGCACCTAAGAAGAATACTAAATCACCAACTCTTGCTAAACTTCTTACAGCTTTAATGCCTATCATATTTGCTGTATTTGTTGGAGAAGTCCATGTACAATCAACATCATCATTGAATGTAAATATCTGTGTACTTTTTGGACCAAATGTATAGATATATGTTCCATTAGAAATCAATGCTGTAAGATTGTCAGGCTGCCATTCTGCATATGTAACGAATCCATAATCTTTATACTGCGTAGTATTAACCATGAATATATCATAGTCAATTTCACCAGCTGATGTAGTTGTCTCAAAAGGATACTGATAAGTCTGATAGAAGCCATCTGTTCCTGCATCATTTACTATCAGATATCCATAAGCATATGCACAATGTGTAGGCTGAATTCTTTGAGATGTTGAGTCAACTCTGTAAGGTAAATCAATAGATCTCCAGTCTGCTGTCATATCATCATCAAGTAATGTAGTATCAACAGCATATACCTGAGCTCCATCTACGACAACAAGATGAGGATGTGCACTTCCTTCACCACCAGTTTCACATATACCTACTGGAGTTGATAAGTTGTTTATTTGTCCTATAGCTGCAGCAGAATAAGATAATGTGGATGTTGCACTTTCAGTTGATCTTATTACATATACTTTATTGCCAAATACTGCAAATAAAACAGGATTGCCTGCATAATCTCTTGATGCTTGAAATAATCCTCTACATACTGGATTTCCAGATATTTCTAAAAGACTTGTTGTTCCACGAATACTACGTAAGATAGCACTAGCTGATGCGCCATCACCTTGAGTTTCTTGATATAAATTTAAAGAATCTGATAAGTTAGCAAGACGAATGTCAGATTTACTCCATCCGCCAATTATGTTTTGAATTATACTTTGAGAAGAATATGCCATTGATTTCTCCTTTACTTAAATGCCTAAAAATGTTCCGCCAATGAAACTACCGTAAGATATTCTGTTTACATTATTATCTCTAAGTATAATTCTATTTACTGAACTAGAAGCTCTGACATTTTCTTCTAGAGTTTGAAGTCTAGCGTATAACTGATTAGATACATCTGATCCTAATCTTGGAAATGCCACAGATAAATCATATACCAATCCTGCTAAGAATAAAGAATTATATTGAACAGGTATGTTAAGAACAGTATCAAGAGTTATCGTAAATTTCTGATTATACATAACTTTGAATACAAAATTATTCTGTTTGACCCAATTTGATTTAAGATAAAGCTTAACGTTATTTTCATCAATAGGAAGAACAGAATATACTTGAGAATTATATCCCCAGCTGAAGAAGTCTTCATAACTTACAAAATTCAATTTCAGCCAATTATCATTATTAACATTACCATTATAATACATTCTTGTGATGCATTGAAGATTATCAACTACTACATCAGCTGGCGTAACTATAACTCCATTCTCATCAGTAATGCCGGAGCCGATTAGAGTTTCACCTTTATTAGTAGTGAAGTTTGTTGAATTACGAATGAATGAAAGGAATTCAGTATTAGAATATTCGTCTAATCTTTTCTTAAGTAATTCAAAAGCTGATGTTACAAGAGTTGCTGGGGCAGGCTGACTTCTTCTGCATAATTTAGCTTCATCAAGAGCATTTATGATAAGATCTTTGATTGCTAACATTTAATTTACCTCTGAGGACATAATGTCCTCTTTGAATATATATGTCATTTGAGTTTCATATTAGTATTGAAGTATGAACCAAGACTGCGACTTGTTAGCCATCTTCCTAATTCATAATCACTCATCACATGAGGATACATCTTATTTCCACAGTTAACTAAACAAGATCCAGTCGATGGAATATTGACTACACCTTTTATCCATGAACTTGACAATCTATTAGGACTATTAGAATATGGAGGTCCTGGCATAACTAAGAATGTTGTAGGTCCGTTAAGAATTGCTGATTTTAATGCAGGATTTTTTGCAATCAATCCTGTAGCAGCAAGATAACTATTATAACTATTGTATGTCGCCATTCGTATTCTCCATTGCCTTCTTAGCAATTTCAGCCTTCTTAGCTTCTAGAGATATGACTTCTTTTTGTAGTTTAATGTTTTCTATATCAGCTTTAGATTTATTATCAGACAATTTGATGATATTATCTGTTTTATTATTCTGAGAATCCATAGAAAGTTTAGTCTCTGCAAGTTGCCTATCATTCTGAATTTTAAGTAACTCAAGTGAATTCTTCTGTTTTTGGTCAAGCAATGATAACTGGAGTTGAGCAATTTGCTGCTGTAAAACTTTGTTTTCATTAACCTGTTTCTCAAGTTCATCCTGTGTAGAATTAAGAACACCCTGCATCTGATTAAGAGTATGTACAGCACGAGGATCTTCTTTCTCAGTTGAATCACTAACAAGTTGAACATCTTGAGGAAGATTAGCAGTCATATCAGGAAGTAATGTATCCTTAATTTCTTTATCTAATGTCTTAACGAATTCTCTAGCAACTATAGTCTTTGTCTTATCATCAACTAACTGTGCAATTGCTTGTAGTTCTTGACGCCGTTTCATATTCTGAGTGATGATTGTTGGCCCATTTATTAACTTGAATACTGGTACTTGATCTATTTTGTTTTCAAAACACAGTGCTTCTATAATTGTATTAGTTATTTCTCTAATTGTATGAGATGCATTTTCATAAAGATTGTTGACATTACTTTCAGAATTATTCTGTTGGACAAGTATCTCAGTTGCCGTTTGAGAATTCATTGCAGGATTTATTCCGCCTACAGGAATTCCTATAACCTGAGACATTAGATTATTGCAAGTATCAATCGTGCTCATTAGATCTTGCGTCTGATATGATTCAACGATAGCAGTTGGGGCTGTATCTCCATTATAGAGACATACTAGACTTTCCTTTGTCTGAAGTTTCTTATAGTATTCTTCTAGTCCATCAATAGCTTTAGCTGGCATCATGAAGTTAGCTTTTGGACTACGATTCATTCTTTCTAGTAATGTAGAGTATCCTAAGTTCAATCCTAACTGAAGATCTTTAGTAAGATCTACTATTCCAGAATAATCTACTTTACGATTGCGAATTACTTCGTTAAAACAGCATCTGAAAATAGGAATTCTGGAAATGGGAAGTTCAATTTTATCAGATACTATCTTATCTCCACATAATTTATAAAAGTCAACTGTGTTATTTTCATTCTTTTTATAGTATGATATGACAGCAATTGCATCTGTAGGTCTTTCCCATTGAGTTCCAAAGTTATCTAAGAAGCATGATCCTTTACTATCACAGATGTCATTACCGTAGAGCCGTCTTGCTTTGCTTGTTGATATGAAGTTAACTATTGCACCAGCTTCAGAATCGTTTAATGACATATCAGTAGCAAATGGATCAACAGCAACTTGAGATACATCACGTACTATTTCTGGAACAATTTTACCATTAACTATAGAAAGTACTATGTAGCCAACGCCAGTAATAGCAGCAGATCTTATCATCGCCAAGTTACTATTCTTATAATCAAACTTGTTCTCATATTCATCAATGCTATCTTGAATTATTTTGTATATTCCATCAGGATCATCAATCTGAGCATGATATGGAGATTTACTAAA